CCCGAAAGTTTGCCGCTGAATATGTCGGAACGTTACCAGCGGATTGGCAAAGTTTTGCTGCTCTTTACAAAGGCAAATCAGGATCTGGCGACTATTACGACTTTTTGAATAATATCCTGGACTGGGTAATGCGAAAAGGAATTGCAAACAGGTATTCAGTAAAGACGCAAAAAAAAGTAAGTATAAGTGTTGATAAGCCTAGTAAGGGCGGCGTTGGAAAAGATGATTACAGCAGGTTACATGATGCAGCCTATGCAATAGCACTCAGTATATTAAGGAAAGGCACAAGGCCGCATCCTTTTTTATACCCTGCTTACCAGCAAACAAGGGAAAAGCTGATTGAGAATATTAAAAAATTGATTGAATGAGGAATGTAAATTTCGCACTGCGTAAAGCGTATATGGCGGCTCTTGGCGACCCGTTGCAGGTAAATGTTACATACCCGACAGCAGCGACAATCAATGTGCCCATTTACTACCTTATTGCGCCGGAAAGCGAAACCGGGAAGTATTTTTTAACTTTTAACCAGGTTAGTAATACTGATTCAGGAAGCTTTAGTAGTGAAAGCACATACACTTCAATGCAGGTACAGATACATACCTGGGATGACGAAGGGAACGCCGGTCAATATGCAGATGATATTGCCGGGGCTGTATTTGCAATAATAAAACCAACTCCGCAATCTGTGCTGGATATGTCAGCGGATAACTTTCAAATGGTAGGTACTTTTTTAGATGGGGATATCACTAATCAATTAGACGCCGGGAATAGAATTGATATAACACGAATACTAACTTTTAGGCACAGAATTTTACACAAATAAAATTTGCAACCATGTTGCAAAAATCATAACTTTGGTTAACAATTAAAATTTACTACAATGGCAGTACATGATTTACAAGGGCAGGATTGGGTATTGATGATTGACCTCTCAGGTGGTTCGTCATACGATAACGTCGTTTGCCTTAAGTCCATAAAATTCAACTCCGAGTCGGGAGAGATTGACGGCAGCTCTTTTTGTGGTCCGGCTGTATTGCCAGGATTAGCAAATGAGAGTATCGATTATGAAGCTTTCTGTTCTTACGATGCTGGTTCCGGTAAAGTCAGCAACGCCGATATTTACGAAACAAAGCAGGCTAAAACGAAAGTAAGCTGGAAAATTACCCGTGCGGTTCCTGTTACCGGTGATCCTGTAAAGTCAGGTCTTGGGTATATAATTTCCCATAACGAAGATTATTCTTTAAACGCTGTAACAGGCTTTACCGGTAAGATCAAAGTTGACGGAGACGTAACACAGGTTATAACTGCTTAATTTATGAGTACAGGATATTGCAACATACAAGGCCGTGGCATAAAGTTTTGCCAGGGATCTATTTCTGAATTACAGCAAAAACTTGCAGGTAAAACAGAGGAAGAAATAACCGCCTGGGGTGCCTATTGGCTGGCTTACCATGGCCTTCGTGGTAACTGTATCGTAAAGGGTGAGGATATTACTTTCACTTTTGAAGATACTATTGAGTGGGTGGAAAAATTATCTGCTGACGAAATTTTGCAGATAAAAGCTGCTTTTGATTCTACTCAGGAATATTTGAAAGATGTAAAAGAACCGGCAAAAAAAAAGATAGTGAAGAAAGTAGCCGTGAAAAAATAATTGAATACTGGAATAATTGCCTTTCAGTTGCATTAGGCCGGTTAAGGTGGTCGCCTGAACAATATTATAAGTGTAGCCCTCAAGAGTTTTTTTATGCTTGTGAGGGCTATTTTTCAGAAAGGGACGAGCAAGTTAATTTAATGCGAAACGTGGCTTTATTCGCTTCGCAACGATCAGGACAGGATTTCAATAAGTATTGGCCTGCAGCTGGTAAAAAAAGTGTTGATACGATAACTGTCAGTGCTGAAATGCTAAACAAAATAAGGGAGGCGCACAAATTACCGATTAAATGAGCGAAAAAGTAGGTTTAGAAGTAACGGCATCCGCCAACATAGATTCAGCAGTAAAAGGGCTGAAAAACGTTAAGGATGAATTGACAAAGACGGCAGTTTCCGCCGCTGCTTTGCCGGCTTCTATGTCTAAGGCATCGGACGCAATTAATAAGGCCGGGCAATCGCTTAACAACGTAAAGCCAGGCGCAAATCAGGCTACACAGTCATTGGTAAACCTTGGCAGGGTTGCACAAGATGCGCCTTTCGGGTTTATTGGTATTGCCAACAATATAAATCCACTCCTTGAATCATTCCAAAGGCTTAAACTAGAAACGGGTTCAACAAAGCAGGCTTTATCTGCCCTGGGATCTTCTTTAGTTGGTGCCGGTGGTTTAGGCCTGGCCGTTTCAGTCGCCACTTCTTTACTTACTGTATTTGCTATGCAGGGCATGGGTAAAACAGGTGAGGAAGCTGATAAGGCAAAGGACAAAGTAAAATCTTATGCCGAAGTGTTGGACGGCATTGTTTCATCACTAGGAAAAGAAGCATCTGAAACCGCCGGGCTAATCGCTGTACTTAAAAACGAAAATGAAACCAGGGTACGGAAACTTTCCGCAATAAAGGAACTGCAAAAAATACAGCCTGAAATATTCAGCAATTTAAAACTGGAAAAAGGCGCTGTTGAGGGTTTGGATATTGCATACCAGGCGTATTTGGTTAACCTTAAAAGCGTTATTTCAGCAAAGCTGATACAGGCGAATATTGAAACCAAAATAACTGAGTTATTAAAGTTACAGGGTGCCGAAAATACGAAAGGGCAGCAACAACAGCTTGATAGTTTAAAGACACTCATAAGTTCCAGTACAACACTTTCTGAAGTAAAAAAGAACCTGCAAGATACGAAAATTGGCGGCGGTTTCTTAACTGATAAACAGACTTCAGTAAGGATATCACAGCTTAATGACGAATTAAAAGGATTGTTTGACAACCTTACTGAATTAAGCAAGGGTATCAAAATAAATGAGGTAAAAATAAAACCCGAAAAGGTAACTATTGAGGCTCCCGATAAATTACAGGATCTAGGCAGCGTAATGAGGGAAGATTTATTTAACCTTTCCCGTGCATCAGGTTCAACACTTACACCTACCGTTGTAGTAAAGCCTGAATTCAAGATTGATCCGGAAGCTGACAAACGTTTCTTTGAATCGTTAAACGCATTCTTTGCAGCGGAGAAATTACGGGCTTTTCAGGCCAATGCGACAGCAGCTATATCGGAAACTGTTAAAAACATAGCCAATGAAGCCATAAGTGTAAGTGCAGATGCGATTGGCCAGGCGCTGGCCGGCAATAAAGACGCATTGCCTAATCTGTTCGGAAATATAGTAAAAGGTATTGGCGGACAGGTTAAAGAACTGGGTAAATACCTTGTAAAGATCGGTCTTGAAATGTTGGCAGCAAAAAAGGCTGTTGAATCATTAGGGATAACTCCACAGGTAGCAATCATTGCCGGTATAGGATTACAGATACTAGGCGCTACCCTTGCCGCAAGTTTTAATAAAAAAGCAACAACAGGTTTCGCAACCGGCGTCCGAAACCTTCAGCAAGGCGGTGTTTACGATGTGGGGGAACGTGGCCGGGAGCGGGTGTTTTTACCTGCCGGCAGTTCTGTTATCCCGAATAATGAATTGAACGCCTACGGCGGAGGCGGTGGTTCTGTATTTATCCCGTCAGTACGTTTGGCGGGGCCTGATTTAGTAATTGCCTTTCAACGGGCATCACAATTAATGGGTAGAAACGGTTAATGGCATACGGTCTTAAATATCAAACTCAGTTTACTTCACAATCGGATATTAACATACCCGAAAAGAACTATACCCTGCAGTTTCTATTTAAAGACTATACTGGCAACCCGATATCCATTGAAGGCGCCGAAACGACCGTTGTACAAAGCCATTCAAATGATGACCCAAAAGCGCCAATAAAAGGGCAGAGCCTGGATATATCACTGATCAATAAAAACGGATCGTTACCAATTACCGCCTTTCAGTCTGAAGATGATGACGGCGTAATGGTTAAACTTTTGGGAGATTCAGACGAACTTTTATTTATCGGGTTCCTGGTTCAAGATGATTTTTACGAAACAATGGTTGACTATACCCACCCGATTAAATTAA